ATTGTTTAATTATTGTGTTTGTAAATTTCGTAAAATTTAAAAGGAGAACTTCCATGAAAGAAGCCATTCTATCGTACCTAGCTTGCGTTAAGTTAGAAAAGCTGAGTTTACGTATCTCAGGAAAATTTGTATACGTATCAGTTCGTGTAGTGCTCAAAGATGGTGAGACATACTCTGTTATTGATAAGACACTTCGTGTGTCACGTCAAGGTGGTGGACTTCTCATTGTAGATGATTACGACCCACGAAAGGATAAGTAAATGCGTAAGAGCCTACGTTTCTATTGCATCTATATTGGATGGCAATTATTCTGTATTGCTATGCTCGTTGTTTCATGCAGCCAGCATAACATGGACCCGTACATGTGGTCGACTGGATGGTTAGCTGTTGTAGCTGTTGTTGAGATTGTAGGAAGTGAGAAGCATGAAAGTGAGTAATGATACACTCAATTACAGTTTAATGTTAATTGAGTTAGTCAAGATAACTGAATTGCATCTTGCCAACGCCCATGCTGCATATGAAAGGCAGTTTCTGGAAGTTATTCTAACGTTTAGCAGCCAGAATATTGGTGATCTCGAACACCTTCGATTAATCATGTCAGATATATATAATGACCTGATTGATTATCGAAAGGATTTGATTGACAACAATTTGGCGTTGTTTGGATCATAGTTAGGAGAGTTAAATTAGTTATGGATCAGGACGTGTTTGTGGTGACTCCGGTAGGCGATTATCTAAGTAGGTTGCCTGACGAACCTGCTATGAGATTGGAGTCATCATTGGGTAGTGCGAGAGAAGGTTGGCCGCTAGATTTAGTCACCCCTATTATAGGCAAGAGTAGTTTAGACTATGCTGAGCGTAGGTCCTACTTTCGTGACTGGCTGCTACCAAAGACTCAAACTAGATTCGAGGAGCTCAATAAGGCGGAATTGGATCAGTCGGAGAAGATAGGCCCTTATTCTATTCAACTTCCGTGGCATGAGCGCAGGGACAATCTATTAGCGTATTACAGTAGGGGTAATATTAGTATAGATTACGCGCGTCTGCAAGAGGCTATCGACGTGGTTTCCTCTAGGTTACCATCCCAACTCACTCCTAAATCAACACTTACAGCATTCCATCACATGCCTAAGAATACCAATCTCGGTGCGCCTTGGTTCACTAACGATCAAGAGTACTTACCATTAGTACTTAGGAAGGCCCAAGAGATTGAACGACGTGGTTATCCTAATTTAGGTGATCCATGTATCGTTTTCTGGCGCGGTCAGCCCACAGGACTGGAAACAGTTCCAAAGCAACGCACAATCTGGGGATATCCTCACTATATCACTGTTCATGAGTTGAGACTGCAAATGGCTTTCTTCGAACGAGCTGTTAGCGATAGTCTGTTTAGCGCATGGGTCAGTAGTGATGCAGTGAATAAGGCTATCACCAATGTGATCGCGTTTGATTCTGGAAACAATTTGAGTGTAGACTTTGCTGGTTTCGATGCCTCTGTACCACCCGTGTTAGTGAGAGCTGCATTTGAATTGATAAGGAGGATGTTCACTAAGGGAAGTGATAGATTAATTTCATATGTGGAGGAGTTATTCTTAACCATACCAATCATCACACCCGATGGTATATACCATGGATTTCATGGCATACCAAGCGGGAGCGGTTTAACTAATTGGATAGGTATATTAATCCAGATGCTTCTAGCGGAGTATTGTGGGATGATTATCGAATTAGCACAGGGTGATGACGGTGTGTGGAGATCATTAGGGCCTTGGAATCCTGATGATATAGCTGATACTATCTCTACATTTGGAATGAAATTGAATGTGGATAAAGAGCTTGTAAGTGAAGACACTGTTATGTTCTTACAAAATGTTCATATGAGGAGCTATCTGATTGATGGACTGAATGTAGGAGTCAGACCCCTTGAGCGAATCCTCAATGGGATGCTAAGCTATGAGCGTATGAATAGCTCATGGAGTGGCGTTGATGATACCATAAGATGGATCCAACAGTGTGAGAGTGGTAAATACCATCCTAGGTTCAGAATACTCGTTGAATTGCTGTTTCGTAGTGATAAATTCCTAAGTTCTGGAAAATCACTAAGTTCACTTCTTGAATCAGGAGGTGGAGTTGAGAAGATTGCAAGCGACTTAAAGCAGTCCTCTTTCCCATTCGGCAAGGAACCGCTTTCTAAACTAGAACAGTTTACGACTGTTAAGGAACTACGGCGTTTAGGAGCCTTCAAACGAGGAGCGTCCCGATA